CTTCTTACTTTGACATCGCTTGCAAGCGCATTGAACAAGCCGTAGCTCAAGGACAACTTTTTGAGCCAGAGCCAACAAAACCGATTCAAAATTGCTTAATATAAAAAAGAGTCGCCATAATGGACGCACCCTATAAAGCGGTAGAGTTTATTATTGAAAATTCTGCAAAGTACGCAGAAGCAAAATCAAAAAGAATCTATATCTCTGAGTTCAGAAAATCAAAAAAGGCATTGCTAATGAAGGAGGCAATGCTTAACAAGGTCGATGCAGCAAACGCTCAAGAACGCGAGGCGTACAGTAATCAGGAGTACATAGACCTGCTGGATGGCCTGGCAGCGGCGATTGAAGAAGAAGAAAGATTGTCCTGGATGCTTGAGGCTGCAAAGCTAAAGATAGAGATTTGGAAGACAGAATCGTTCAATAACCGCAGACAAGAGCGATCCTCGGAATGATAAAAAAGCACACTTATGTAAGATCCAAGCAGCTTCTCAGGATGGTGGCAGAACTTGAATGCCAGCACTGCGGAGCCTATCCAAGCCAAGCAGCACACTCAAACTGGCATGGCAAAGGAATGGGCTTAAAAAGTTCAGATGTTAACGTAGCTGCATTGTGCTTAAGATGTCACTGGGAAGTTGACCAGGGAAATAAGTTAAGCAAAGAGGAAAGAAAGAAGATGTGGATGGACGCCCACAAAAAAACAGTGCAAACCATGTTAAGCCGAGGAAAGTGGCCTCAAGACATTGAAGTCCCTACACTTGACATTGATGTTCGTTGATGTAGAATTGTGGCTGTCAAGTGCTAGCCCACAAGACATCATGAGGCCAATTTCTCATGCGTTCACCCGAAAGGGAATTGATGGGCTAGCATCAAGAGCGCAGCAGAAATTGGCTTTTTTGCGTTCTGAGTTCTGATCGCTCATGACAAAGCAATGCACCAATGTCCCTGGTGGCTGTCAAGAAAAGGGGATGCGCTTACTGACAAGCCAGCGCGAGAACTTGCAGGCGGTATCTCAGGAACAGAGCAACACGGGTAATGGACGTTTAGCCTACGATAACGGCGCTCTGGAAATTGAAGCCTGTCCTTATGGGAGCGGTAGTCCTAGCAGGATGGCCGAAGTTGGGGAAATTACCCACTTGGCTTGTCTCATGGAGATTTGAATTGAACCTTACATCTCCAATCCCAGAACATCTCAAAGACGCTGAAGAACGGCTTGAGAGGTACGGACGTTGGGCAGCAGATAGGCCACAGATCAAAACCTGTGGAAGTGCTGAAGGAAGATACAAGATCCCTCAAGATGACCTTGACAGACAACCTAAGACATCCAGTTCAATTGATGAGATGATGCAATGTCAAAGGGCATTGGCTGCTGTAAGAAAAGAAGAAAGACAAGTTCTAGCAATCCTGTACATCCCAAGAAAAGTTCCCATTGAGGCACAAATCAGGATGTTCCGGCTTGACAAAAGGATGTTTCCAGAAAGACACATCTCCGGTCTAAAGCAATTTGACATCTTGCTAAAAACCGTGGTATAAAGCATTACCTCATCACGGGATGGGAGCATCGCATGGCTCAAGCCAGGGCGAGGCGTCTTTAAGGCCAGAGGGCCTTTTTTCATTTGGGGGCAAGATGCTGAAGAACCCTGCCAAAGAGATGCAAAAGTATCTCGACCAGAACAAGCGCAAATACCAGCAGACCAAGTTCATGAAGGCCTACCGCATGGCTGATGAGTTTGGTAAGGGCTACGAGGTAATCGAGATGCAAAAAGCCGTGAAGGGCAAGAAGAAATGATCTGCCCCATTGCTACACAAGACATTCAAGAGAACCTAAAGGCTAGGGATTGGGCCTTCAAGAATGTCGGCTATGGTCCAGCAAACCCAGAGGAAGAAAACGAGGAGTTCTGGCAAGCCAAATCGGACGAATGGCAGACTCCTGTCGAGGAAGCCAAGTCAATGCGCTGCGGAAATTGCGCAGCATTCATTCAAACACCAGAGATGATTGACTGCATTGTTGCAGGAATACAACAAGAAGAGTCTGACCAAGAAACGTACGCGAATGAAGTACAAGACGCTGCGAATCTTGGTTACTGCGAACTTTTCGAGTTCAAGTGCGCTGGAAACAGGACTTGCTCTGCTTGGTTAAGTGGTGGACCAATCACTCAAAAGCTGACTCAGAAGCAAAAGCAGATGTTGCGAATTGCCAAACACGAAGCAATGAAAGAGATGGAATATGAAGATGACTCCGAAGGGCCAGAAGAAGGTGGCTAAAGTGATGTCTGAATGGGGCAAAGGAAAGCTCCACTCTGGCAGCAAAAAAGGACCAGTTGTTAAGAGCCAATCCCAGGCCGTTGCGATTGCAATGAGCGAAGCTCGCAAGGCGATGAAAAAGAAATGAAAGGCCTGTACGCAAACATTCATGCGAAACGTGAGCGTATTGCCAAACAGAAGGCTGAAGGCAAAACTCCTGAGCGCATGAGAAAACCAGGAACCAAGGGAGCGCCAACTGCTGCTGCTTTCAAGGCCGCTGCTAGGACTGCAAAAAAATGACTGCCGCCTGGACCAGAAAAGAGGGAAAGAATCCAAAGGGTGGCCTCAATGAAAAAGGCCGTAAGTCTTATGAAAGACAGAACCCTGGTTCTAACTTGAAGGCTCCTGTAAAGAGTGGAGACAACCCAAGAAGGGCATCTTTTCTGGCAAGAATGGGGAATATGCCTGGTCCAGAATACAAGGATGGAGAGCCGACAAGACTTCTATTGAGCCTAAAGGCTTGGGGAGCAAACAGCAAGGCAGATGCTAAAGCAAAAGCAAAGGCAATCAGCGCGAGAAATAAAAAATGAGTCTACTAGAAGACGAAATTAAGCCAACACCAAGGAATTACATACTTGGTTTATTGGCTGATGCAGCACAAAGGGCAAATGAGACGGTAAGCCGTCCTGCTGGATACGACAATCCGCCTGGCCGAATGCTGATGAGTCTTCTTGGTGTTCCTGCAATTGCTCAGACTCTTGATAGATTGTCTTATGGAGAGCCATTGACCACTGGCAGAGGAATGACAACAAAAGTCAGACCAGAAGCAATGGAAGCAGCAATGGCAATTGCTCCTGGAGTTGGGCCAGCAACAAAAGCAACTGCTAAAGCAGCTAAAGCCGCTGCAAAAGAACTTGGACCAAAAGCCGCAGATATTGCAGAGCGGTACATGATGGAACAAGGGTTAGCCAAACCAATGATTGTTTGGCATGGAAGTCCACATAAGTTTGAGAAGTTTGACGCCTTAAAGATTGGGACTGGCGAGGGCGCTCAAGCGTATGGGCATGGTTTGTATGTGGCTGAAAGTCCTGGCGTGGCAAAAAGTTATGCTGATGCTTTGGCAACCATACCTGACCCGAAAATCGTATTAGACCCATCTCTTAGTTCTGCCGCTTCTAAATATGCAGAAAACGCACTGCGTTCATTTGGGTTTGATAGCTCAAAAGCGGCGCAAGCCCTTAGTAAAAATAAGCCTTTGCTGTCATCCGCAGAATCTAAAGCGGCATCATCAGAAGCAATTAGCGCCTTAAAACATGGTCGAGCAAGGGCGGTTTGGGAAAGAGATTACCCTGAAGGCAATCTTTATAAAATTAACCTTCCAGACGAAGCAATCGCTCGGATGCTGGACTGGGACAAACCGCTGAGTCAACAGACAAGAATCAAAGCGGCTTTAGATGCAATCAAAAAAGAAATTGCGCTGCCAAGGATGCAAGAGGCTGAAGGCGCTGGTTTTGCCTATCAAACTTTGGCAAATGCTGTGGGGGGCCCAAACAATGCTTCTGCACTATTGCGACAGCAGGGAATTCCAGGCATCCGCTATTTAGACCAAGCATCAAGAGGAGTTGGACAAGGAACATCTAATTTTGTAATTTTTCCAAGAGAAGAAGAACTCCTACGAATTCTTGAGCGTAATGGAATACCAATAGAGTCTTTACTGTAAACTTAAGCCCGATGGCCCGAAAGGAGTCGGAAATGGAAAAAAAATCTAGACTTAACTACGGTAACTTACCTGGTGCTGGTCCTGGTAGACCAAAGGGAGTGCCCAATAAAGCGACTCAAAACGTAAGAGAAATGATCGCTGTTGTTGCCGAGCAAAACGCACCAAAGTTCGCTGAATGGCTCAATACAGTTGCGGTAGGTGATGGCAAGCTAGTCAAGCCAGATCCCGGTAAAGCCGCAGATTTGTACTTAAGAGCAATCGAGTACCACATTCCAAAGCTGGCAAGAACTGAAGTCAGCGGTACTAATGGTGAGCCTATCAAACAGGTGATTACTTGGGCCAAGTAAACGAGATCGTAATCCCGTATAGCCCAAGAACACCGCAGTTAGCAATACACAGTGCTCTTGACCACAATAGATTCGTTGTTGTTGTTGCCCACAGACGGATGGGCAAGACTGTCTCGGCCTTAAATCATCTGATTAAAGCCGCAGTCGAGAACGAGAAAGAAGCTCCAAGATACGCTTACATAGCCCCGACCTACACTCAAGCAAAGAGAGTGGCCTGGGACTATTTGCTTAAGTACACAGCTCCATTGAGCGCAACAGCAAACCACTCTGAATTGAGGGTGGACTTCTGGGGGCGCAGGATAAGTCTGTACGGATCTGACAACTTTGACTCACTTCGGGGCCAATACTTTGATGGTGTTGTCCTGGATGAGATTGGAGACCAAGACCCAAGAATCTGGAACGAGATCATTCGTCCATCGCTTGCTGATAGACAAGGATGGGCGCTGTTTATTGGGACTCCAAAGGGAGCAAATCACTTCAAGGATCTTAGGGACAGGGCTGGAGAAGAACCTGGCTGGGCATCTCTGGAGTTCAAAGCCTCTCAGACGCAGTTAATCCCGCATGAGGAATTGGTTGCTGCTAAGAGGGAGATGGGTGAAGACAAGTACCAGCAAGAGTTTGAGTGTTCTTTCAATGCTGCTGTGGAGGGTGCTTATTACGCAACCTTCCTCAATGAGTTGGAAGAAAAGCAACGGATGGTTGAGATTGAAAGAGACGATCTCACAAAGACCTTCACGGCCTGGGACTTAGGTGTTGGTGACTCAACAGCAATCTGGGTGCTTCAAGCTGCTGGGCAAGAATACAGAGTCATGGACTTCGTGGAAAATCACGGGGTTGGACTCGATTGGTACGTAAACTGGATCAAAGAAAACAAGTGGCACACTTCCGAGCACATTCTTCCTCATGACGTTGAGGTTAGGGAACTCGGAACGGGACGCAGCAGAAAAGAAATGCTGCAAGAAGCAGGACTTAGCATTACTGTCGCACCAAGACTGTCTGTTGCTGATGGCATTCAGTCAGTGAGGAGAATGCTTCCAAAGTGCTGGTTCAATATGCCAAAAGTTAAGCAAGGACTTGACGCTTTAAGAAACTATCGGCGCGAGTACGACGAAAAAAGAAACGTCTACTTTGACAAGCCGCTACACAATTGGGCCTCTCACGCAAGTGATGCATTCCGATACATGGCTGTTGGAATAAACACACAAGGCGGCGATTGGAGCAAGCCTTTGTCCGTGAACTTAAAGTGGGTGGTCTGAATGTGGGTTGACAAACAAGGAAACCTTCCGGCGCTTCTTAAGTCTTTGCAAGACAGAATCGCCAAACTGGAATCTGAAGTTGAAGGATTGAAGAATGAATCAAGAGAGCCTGAAAAGCCTGCTGGATCAGGAAATCGACGACGCTATCGGTTACGTGCAGAGCGAAACGACGGAATCGAGAACGAAAGCTCTGGAGTATTACCTTCGTTATCCGTACGGGAATGAGGTAGAAGGACGCAGCCAGATTGTTACTGGCGAGGTTGCAGAAGTCATTGATGGCGCATTGCCTCAACTGATTCGCATCTTCACTGCTAGTGATGATGTCGTTCGGTTTGAGCCTGTTGCTCCTGGCGACGAAGGTCCAGCTAAACAAGCCACAGACTACACAAATTGGGTTTTCTACAAAGACAACCCTGGCTTTGCTCTGCTGCACGATTGGTTCAAAGACGGACTCCTTGAGAAAGTCGGCATCGTTAAGGCTTATTGGGACGATTCCTATGACATCACTAAGGAAACCTACCAAGACCTGACAGACGATGAGTTGACCCTCCTACTTTCGGATGGTACTCGGGAGATCGTTGAACAGGAGACGGTTACCTATCCAGTGTTCAATCCAGATGGATCGCCCGCAGTTGGTCCTGATGGTGCTCAACTGATTCAGTCTTCTCATAGCGTAAAAGTTATGAAGAAGACCAAGATTGGACGAGTCAAGATTGAGAATCTGCCGCCAGAAGAGTTCCTGATCTCTAAGCGTGCTAGGACCATTGCTGACTCGCCTTTCTGCGCACATCGAGTTTTGCTTGCTAGGTCTGATCTGGTTGCGATGGGTTATCCGCAAGAGATTGTTGATAACCTGCCTGCTTACGACGATCTGAGTTTCTCTCCAGAGCGTGTGGCTCGATTCTCGGAAGGAGAGCAACCAAGCGGAATGGAGTCAAACGATCCATCAATGCAGGAAGTTGAAGTCTATGAGTGCTATATCCGCGCTGACATGGATGGAGACGGCATTGCAGAGTTGCATCGGGTTGTCTACGCTGGCAAAAAGATCATGGAGCAAGAGGAAACGGACTATGTTCCGTTCCACAGCCTGTGTCCTGTTCCGATTCCCCATAAATTTTATGGGTTGAGCCTTGCTGACAAAGTAATGGATCTTCAACTCCAGAAGTCCACTATTACTCGGCAGATGTTGGATAACTTGTATCTGACAAACAATGCGCGGGTTGGTGCTGTTGAAGGCCGAGTCAACATTGAGGACTTGCTGAGTGTTACGCCTGGTGGCGTGGTTCGGATGAAAGATCCGAATGCGGTTGTTCCGCTTGCTGTGCAGCCAGTTGCAAATCAAGCCTTTCCGATGCTTGAATACTTGGATCAAACGCAAGCAAAGAGAACTGGTATTTCTGATGCAAGTCAGGGCCTAGATCCAAACATCCTGCAAAACGTCACTGCAACGGCTGTTGCTGCCTTCCAAAACGCATCTTCTGGCAAACTGGAGTTGATTGCCAGGATCTTTGCTGAGACGGGTGTAAAGAGTCTGTTCAAGGGAATCCTGCATCTGCTGTGCAAGTATCAGGACAAGCCACGCATCATCCGCATGAATGGTCAATATGTGGCGATGGACCCAAGAATGTGGAGCAACCAATATGATGTCTCTATCTCTGTGGGTCTTGGTACTGGTAACCAGCAGCAACAGATGGCAATGCTGTCGATGATCCTGTCCAAGCAAGAGCAAATTCTCCAGCAATACGGGCCTGCCAATCCTTTGGTGAGCGTTGGTCAATATCGGGAGACGCTTGGAAGGATGATAGAGGCGGCTGGATTCAAGGATGCAGCTACCTTCTTCAAGACGATTACGCCACAGATGGATCAGGCTTTGAGCAATCCGCAGCCTCAGCAGCCACAGCAAGATCCTGCTACGCAAGCAATGATGGTTCAGGCAAATGCCCAGATCGCCATTGCGCAGCAAAAAGCTCAAGCAGACATTCAGTTGGCAAGAGAAAAAGCTGCTGCCCAGATTCAGTTGGAGCGTGAGAAGGCTGCTGCTGAATTGGTCAGGAGGAAGCAAGAATTTGAAGCCGAGGTCCAATTGAAGGCCGCTAAAGTCGGTGCTGGCATTGCAACGAACGTACAAATTCCGGGGTAATCATGGCTGACATTGAAACTGGTTACGGAAACGACCCTTACTACGGTCCAGGTGGTTATTATTGGGAGGCCTCTGGTCAACCATCTGGGTCATCGCAGAACAATGCTTGGCAGACGATGATAAATCCGGCTGATACGTTTATCCCACAAACGCTTGCTGGATTGCCATTGACAAGCCTTCCTATTGAGGGCTACCAAGATCGTTATTTTGGTCAGGGGTACGGATATGGTGCTGGAAGGTTTATTGACCAAACAACCCCGTTGGCGATGCAGTTTGTCGCTCCACAACGAACGATTCAAGTTCCAACTCAGCGTCCTCTCTATACCCCTTCGGCCTGGGAAGCTCCTGCTGTTGGTACAGTGGTCCAGAAAACAGGAGAGCAAACGCTTGCCAATATTCAGGCTCAACTGACTAATTTAGCCAATCAGCAAGCATCTTTGCAAAGTCAATTAGCTGGTGGAATTGAGTTGACTCCTGAACAGATCAATATGATCGGAAGTCAGTTCAAGCCAGTTGACATCTCTGGACTGCAAAGCGAGTTGGACGCTCTAAAAGGGTTGTACAAGCCGACTGATTTGACGAGCATACAAGACCAGCTAAACACGCTAAAAGACCTGTATGAGCCTGCTGACTTGACTTCATTGCAGGATCAGATTTCTTCGTTGAGAGACCTATATCAGCCAGCAGATTTGACATCTTTACAGGATCAAATCACATCTCTCAAAGATCTTTACCAACCAGCAGATTTGACTTCGTTGCAAGATCAGTTGACGTCTTTGAAAGACCTGTACGGTTCTTTTGATCTGACATCTCTGCAAGATCAATTGACAAGTCTTAAGGATCTCTATCAACCAACGGATCTGACTTCTTTGCAAGATCAAATCTCTAATCTGAAGGATTTGTATCAGCCTGCGGATTTCACATCCTTACAGAATGAACTTGCATCTTTGAGAGATTTGTATCAACCAACCGATCTTTCTGGATTGCTGTCAGATATCCAAGACTTGCAAAAGACTGTTGGCGGCATTGATCTTTCTGGATTGCAATCTCAACTGGCTGACTTGCAAGGCCGTGCGCCTGTTGATTTGTCATCGATCTACGACCAATTGGCAGAACTTCAGAGCCGTCCAAGTTACGAACCCGTAGACTTGTCTGCATTGCAAAGCCAACTGGATTCATTGCAAAGCCAGATCGGTGGCATTCAACCAACTGATCTTTCTGGGTTGCAGAGCCAACTTAACACTTTGCAAGGACAGGTTTCTGGGATTCAACCAACCGATCTTTCAGGGTTAATTTCTCAACTTAATACTTTGCAAGATCAGGTCTCTGGAATTCAACCAACAGACATCTCTGGCTTAACTTCAGACATTGCTGCACTGCAAAATCAGATTTCTGGAATTCAACCAACCGACCTATCTGGAATACAAGCACAGATTGACGCTCTTAAGGGTTTATACCAACCAACTGATCTGACAAGCATCATTGATTCTTTGGCTGCGTTGCAAAGCCAGATTGGTTCTTTGTCTAATTTAGGCCAGCAATCTTCTGGATTGGTTGACTACGGATTACTACAATGAACAAAGCAGAGCGAGCAAAAACGCTTCTAACTGATGATTGGTTCAAGGGTGAGTTGGATGGGTTAAGATCGCAGTTCATTACAGAGATACTTAACTCCAGAGAATCAGACATTGAAGAACGTGAGAAAGCCTACTTGAAAGTAAGGTTTCTTGATGAAATAATTGCGCATTTTCAGTCCATTGCTGATAGCGATCAAATCGTTAAGAAGCGGTGGAAGATTCTGTGAATCCGTACCGATTCGGTTAATCGGAAAATTGAAGGAAGCAAATGGCAGAGAACACCGAGCCGCAAGGCAGTGGTTCAATGACTGTGAATCAAGCAGCACAATCCTTTCTTGGATTGAT